ACCATAACTTTGGATTTATAAGGATTTTAAAAGGATTTTGTATTTTATGGTTTATTTTTGTTATATTTTGTATATTTAATGATATTTATGGTTAAGATTTATATAATATAAAATTAAATAGATTCGAAAAGATTCCAAAAGGATTCGCGGTATTAAAAAAATACGAAAAACAATGGAAAATTTAGATAATGATTGTAAAATAATGAAGGCCGCCCCCACTAGGGGCGGCCTTCAGGAGCAATGGTTTCTTACTGAAGATGGAGTTTATGAACTATTATTCATATCTAGAAAAAAAATTGCAAAAGAATTTAAAAAATGGGTCAGGAATATAATAATTGTAATTTTATGGTTTGATTTTAACATTTTTTAAACACAACGCGCGCCCAGAGCCACGACGCAGTCGTGTGCGTCATTCATATATTTATCTTCTCTTATAATTATCCAAAATATATTTTTGTAAATGCCTATTTGTAAATGACTTTATTGGAAAATCTGCAATAAAATCATCCTCATTATCATATCCAAATAATTCTAAAATTGGTGGCAACTTTTTCATATACATTTCTACCATCTTTTTAGGAATTTTTTCCATAATTTTATTAGTAAATATAAATAATGGCGGCTCAGGTATATCATCCCTTGAATTTATTAACACATACACTTCATCTAACAATTTCTCATTTATAAGATACAATAAATCTAATGTAAATTTATCTATCATACTAACAAATGTATATGATTCTATTGCACGATTTTTTGATCTCTTGTCAAAACCCATCTTATTTCTATATGCAAAATCACGTATCTTATCTTCATCATCTCTCAATAATTTTTCAACTGCCTTTATCTTTATTTTCGCTATAAACTTTTTATTTTGTAAACAAAAATTCTTAAATCTCTTATTTGAATTACATAAACCAATTATATCTCCAAAACTTAATTCCGTAAATATATTATAATATATATCCGTTGGTATTTTATTCATATAATATAATATAATAATATAATTAAAATATTTTTTCTAAAAATTTTTTTATATATATATATCATAATATATACAATGTCATCCCCACTCCTAGAAAGAAAAGAATCCTTTGAAAGCCTTTTACGCGTTGATACAATACGTGCATCCAAACTTTTAGAACAAATACAATTTGCCATAATTGTTTTTATTATTGCATTTTTCGTCGGTTCCAGCACTGATAAACTATTCCCAGTTCAAAAAGATATAGAAAATATCACCGATTTTCAACTATATAAAGACCTATTATTACAATTATCTTTAATCGTCATTAGTTCCTATTATATAACCAAATTCGTTAAAATTATCCCATTCTTCTTTAATCTCAGTGATAAATATATTCCCTCTGCTCACGGCGAAAGTATGGCTGGCGCTGGCTTAGCCATGGCTATTATTTTCGTCGGTGTTCAGAAAAACTTTCAAACAAGAATTACAATTCTTAAAAACCGATTTTACCCATAATAAATTAAACTTATATATAAAAAATTTATATTACATATTAATATAAAATTTTTGTTAAAATACGCGCCAATAACCATTTTCTTTTCCCTTATTAAGACATAAAAATTGTCCGAGTAAATATAAAATTTATATTTACTCATTCTATAGACAATTTTTATGTCCAGATAAATTATCTTATCGCTTCTTAGAAGATCGCTTCTTAGCTGAACGTTTCTTAGCTGAACGCTTCTTAGAAGATCGCTTTTTAGCTGAACGTTTCTTAGAAGATCGCTTCTTAGAAGATCGCTTTTTAGCTGAACGTTTCTTAGAAGATCGCTTCTTAGAAGATCGCTTCTTAGAAGATCGCTTTTTAGCTGAACGTTTCTTAGAAGATCGCTTTTTAGAAGATCTCTTTTTAGCTGAACGTTTCTTAGAAGATCTCTTTTTAGCTGAACGCTTTTTAGAAGATCTCTTTTTAGCTGAACGTTTCTTAGAATATCGCTTTTTAGAAGATCTCTTTTTAGAAGATCTCTTTTTAGAAGATCTCTTTTTAGCTGAACGCTTTTTAGCACTTAAACTACTCTCACGTGATCCATATTTTACTAACGCAGTTTCTCTTTTTACGAGCGATCTATTAGAAGATCGCTTTTTAACCAATCTCTTCTTAGCACTTGAACTACCCTCACGTGATCCATATTTTACTAACGCAGTTTCTCTTTTTACGAGCGATGTATTGTCACTTAATTCAGGTAAAAATTCACCTGATTCTAAATCAATTAAAGTAGAACCTCCTGTATATCCTTTACCCATTTATAATATATGTATATAAAAAAATATTTTAAATAAAAAAATTTTAACTAATTTATTAACTTTTAAACTTTGCTTTCATTTTCATCTTTCATTTCCTTATGCTCTTTAAAATTTTACTTACTATTGACTCTTTAAAAATTTTAAACTTCAAATTATCAAACCGATCTATACCAGTTTTTAAAACTTGTTCTAAATCTTTTCTAGATATTTTAGACCATTCCATATATCTATTAAACACTAATATTATACATTCTAATATATAATACCCTATTATAAAGGACTGACAGTCTAATATATCTTCTGAACATTTTTGTTGTATTTGTTCTATCTTGTTTAATACAGCATTTATATATTCACCCATTTTTTTTTCATCTACATCTTTATAAAACCTATCCTTTTCATCTAAATCTTTATTAAACTTATTTTCTGTTTCTTTTAATATATTATTAAATGCATTTTTAGCCCTCGTTAAATATTTTTCCTTATGATAATGTGTCATTAAATCAGACATATTTTCTATAAACGAATCTAAATAACTATTAACATCTAACTTTACCTTTTTACCTTCAACTTTTTCACCGTTATTATTATTTATATCCTTACACATTTGATTATTCACTACAACATCCAAAAATGCACCATTTGTCAAATATGTTTCTGATCCATTGTAATTCGCATAACCTATAAAATTACTAAGACAATATTTACTATCTTTATTAACATCTTTAATACAATTATCTTTACCAAATAAAAAATTATCAATAAAATCTACAGACTTTTCGTAATTATTCATATCAGAATCATAATTATTTACAAATTTTTGAGCAGATTTAAAATACAGATTGTCACTAAAATTATTTGATAATTCATCTAAAAATAATTCATATAACTTTTCATCCTGATTCTGAATTTTTTTTAATCTTAATAATAACTTTATAAGTGCCCATACATGTTGAGATATTACAAAATCTACATCTTCCTTTCCATCAATATAATGAAACGGAACACTATTATCATAACATTTATGTTCACTCGTAAACGCTTCACCTGCAACACTATTAATTTCATTTTCTATATTCGGAACAGGTGCTTCACCTGCAACACTATTAATTTCATTTTCTATATTCGGAACAGGTGCTTTACCATCTATTGGTGAATTAATAGGCTTTTCACCTTTTATAAATGACACACCATATATATTCGTATCAAATACACTTTCTGAATCATCCATAAATAATACTTCAATAAACCTATTAAATCTTCTTATAACTCTACTATTTTTCTTATATGTTCCATCCAATGTTATATCATAATCCGACGTCAACTTTGTTGACCCAACACTCATTGCCTTTACATTTTCTTCATAATTGTTCATCGTTATTATATCACTCACCACAGAATCTACCACCACCTTTCTAAAATACCAAAATAACGCCTTTATCAGCAATAATTCTTTTTCTTCTGATTCTTTTTCTTCTGATTCTACATTAAATCTCTTCTTTAATATATTTAATATTCCATCATCATCACCCGTTTTTAAAAAATTTATATCATTTTTAGTTAACATCTTTATATTATTCCATTTAAATCTCATATTACTTTTTAATAAAAAATACATATTCTGACGTTCCACTATTAACTTATACCTTTCAAATAATTCTATAAATTTTAACACTAATGCTATCTTACTATATGATGCTTTGTCTATTTTACTATAAATCTTTTTTAATGTTTCACCATTATCCACCCTTATTGTATTACATTTTGCTTTTGGTAAAACATTATTTTTTAGTGGTTTTAAACTACCTTTTAATTCTTCTATATCACACTCCCTTTCAAAACAGCCACAACAATCATAAACCAAATAATCAAAAAATACATCAAAATTTATTGAATTATTTTCTGAATTATTTTCTAAAGACTTTATATCAGCATTAATGTCTAACTCCATTTTTGTTATTGCCAATTCACTCCTTATCATTTCCTCTCTCTGTTTTTCATCCTTAGGTATACTCATACTCCGTTGTTTTTCAAGCGTACTCGGCGGTATAGTAGATGCAATAGTAGTAATAGTAGATGTACTCATACTCCGTTGTTTTTGAAACGGACTCGGCGTACTCGGCGTACTCATTATTATTATAACAATATTTTTTTTTTTTATTAAATCCTTTAAAACCATTTTTTATTCTCTTTTTCATCATCCTCCACAACTTTTTTATAATCTCTCGATAATATATTATATATTTCTGTTTTTTTTAATGTCTCGTATATATTATTCGTATGTTTATTTATATTCGGAATATTCTTAAACTCCTGACCTACATACACACCCAACAAAAAAACCCCAATTAATCTTAACATTATTTTATTATTCTACTATAAAATAAAATAATACTATTAACATATTATTTTCTTCTTCTCTTCACTAAACCAGATAAATTAACACTCTCAAACTCTTCTAATAACTCCTCCACACCTTCTAATCTCTTTAAAACCCTTTTTCTAGTCTCTAATAATCTTTTATTTTCCCTTTCCTTTTCTTCTATTTTACGCATTCTTGTTTCCTCTCTCGGTTGTCTAACCTTTTCATTTATTTTATCTATTAATCTATCAAAAATACGACTCAACTCATAATATCTCTTCATATCTAAATACTCACTATCACTCACAGCTCTTTTTTTACTCTTTTTATCATTAAAAAATATTTCTAAATATTTTCTTATAATCCTGTCACCACACATCACCCTACCATTACACTCTTTATATTCTACACTAAATTCCTTATATCTATCAGATAATATATTCTTTAATCTATCTGATATATCATACAATACAATTGGCGCCATATCCAAATTCTCATACACATACTTATATAATCCACGCTTATCTTTCAATATAGATAATCTCTTTTCATCTATCACCATCTTCTCCTCACCCTCTATAGTCTTCGATGACTTTATTAATAAATCTTTAAAATCATTCACTATTTTTTCACTCTCCGGATCCCATAATACCCTTCTAGCATCAACCACAATATTATCCATTTTAATATCTTCAAATGTAATCAACCTCTTTTTATCCTTTTGTATCCTTTCAACCTTTTCTATCATTCCCATATTATTACTCACACTTAAATCACCTTGTTCTACCCAATCTTCTAAATCACCACGACTATAAATTATCCCATTTAATACATTCTTAAAACATAATATCATATTTACTAATATTTTATAATAATTCTTTGATTTATATAAATCTCTTAATACATTTTTATTACAATTAAATACATTATCATTCTCTCTTAATAATATTGAAGCCTTCAGTTCTTCTAAATTACTGTAAAAAAAATTGCTATCAATTAAATTCTTTAATTTAAATTTACCTCCTATCTCGTGAGATACCAATAATGCTACCAATATTTTTATATCTATTAATGATCCAGATATATCAAAATTTATATTACTACTCATATCAAAATCCTGTTCAGAATTCCTTATCATATTATTTAAATTATCTATTACAACTTCTATATTACGTATCACATTATATATATCTATATCCTCTATCGAATAATAACCATTTATATTCAATATCATAATTATCATATCATAATATCTCCTCTGATTAGAATTTAATTCTGTTGTTATCATAGCCGTCCTCTCTACATCTTTATATGATGACTTAAATTCACCTGGAATATCTTCTTCTCTTATATCTTCTTCATATGTTTCATTACCTAGTTCACTTTCCTCATCACTCCGTTCACTTATTTCATCACTAATATATTCCACTTCTCTAGGTATCCTCCTTCTAATCACCTTATCACCAATTATATCCATTCCTTGCATCATCTCCCTTATATCAGACATAGATATAACTCTCAATTCACCACCTTTCACCTGTCCATATATTCTATAATTCATTCTATTATCTCTTGTTATACGATTCACTTGAAAATACTCTCCAGAGTTTAATAATATATCCTTATAAAATATATCATCAGCATTTATAATTTCCATCCCCCTAGCACCATCCCTCTCCAAACTAACTAATAGTTTCGCCTTGTACTCCTTTATTAATTCACCATACATACCTTCATTTTCACCCTTTAATATTTTGACTCTATTACCATTTATACTTATATCGTTCTTTAAAAATAATATTATCTTCTTACATGATACTAAATATTTAATCATATTATTTACACGCTCAACCTCTGATATCACTTCACATTCCATTATCTTGTCACCAGGTTTTATCTCTTTACCTATAATAATATACCCCCTTTTATCTAACATCACATCATATTTTGCAGGACGATACTCCCTAATCTCAACCTCTTTACCCTTATATTTACCACGTATAATAATACCATATATAGAATGCTTAAACCTAACAGTATTATTTAAATTCATATTTCTTATTCTTTCTGTTATATTATTAACACTCATATTATTATATAATAATAAAAAAATAATTCATATTCGTTACTTTAAAAACTAATATAAATAAAAAAGGCGTGTTACTTTTAAAAAAAGTAACATCAAAACTAGGCTCACGCCTGCAAGTAAAATATTATAGTTATATACTGTAATTCTTGCAGGCGTGAGCCTAGTTTTGATGTTACTTTTTTTAAAAGTAACACGCCTTTTTATTGCATTTTTAAAAATAATATTATATTTTATATTTCTTTACCTTTTTATTCTCATCTATTTCTATATCTTCAAAATCACCCAATAATCCCTTCATCTCACATATTTCACGTCTCTTCTTGCTTATCCTCTCTTTCTCCTTATTTATTTCATCCATTTTATTCGCTTTTTCCATATTTTTCATATTCACATAATCCTTTAATTGATCCACAAATTTCACAAATGTCTTCATCAATTCTGTATATTTCAACTTTTCCATCTCATTTGTTGGAATATAATCTTTCATAAAAGGTGCATTGTCAAAATTATTTATCACATATTCATATACCGACCTCTTATTATCATTATCACACATTTCCATCTTCTTATTTAATCCACTCTTCCAAATATTCACTAAATATTCACTTTGAGGACCCCACATAATTCTCCTACTAGTCGCCGGAATATTACCAGTTAATATATCTTGTGTTGTTAAAAAATATTTAGGATACTCCTTATTCCTTTTACCCTCAGAAACATTATATATCTTCACTTCCACTTTCTTATTCCCCTTTATATTAATCTTACCATACCACTCTTCTAATATAATACCACAATTTTCAATCATTTTTATAATTATCTCTAAATGTTTTGATTGCTTATACAATATTTTTATTTCTTCACTTTGCTCTTTAGATAAGACAATTAACCCAAAACAAGTTTCTATTATCTTGTCTTTTATAGACATCAATAAACACGACCCCTTTATATCAACCTTTGTAAAATATCCAACATTATATAACTTTTCTACTTGACTAACAAATGTACTATTTGTCATATATGTCTCTCTACCTTTAATCAATTCTATTATAATTAGATAAAAAGTTATATATTTCAAATCTGAATCCTTCCATGTAGTAATATTTATCCTTTCTAACTCACCTTTCATAACATTAACAGTCTGCTTTATATTTCCTAAAACAGTATATCTATTAATTATATCACTCGGATAACTCAATAACCTTATAACCTTATCCACATTATTCATTATCTCTGTTTCATCTTTTGACAACTTTTGCGCCACAAATTCACATCTCTCAATATCCTTAAATGACACCTTTAATTCCATTTCTTCACCAATATTTTCTTTTTCACCTTCATATCCACCCACTTCATAACCCACTACTTCACTTTCTTCTTGTTCTTCTTCTTCATATTGATGTTCCTCTTCTTCATCCACATTGTTTTCACTTACAAAAATATCATCGCTCATTTCATTCACTTCCTCCACTTCATCAAACTTTTTACTACAATTTAACTTGAATCCAGGCAAATATCTTTCTATTTCACTACTTTTAATTTCCACATCGTTATTCTTCTTATCATAACCATACATAACTTCTCCTTTTATTTTAGTAACATTAATTATATCACCATTCTTTAACATTACATCATGATAAAACACATCTCCTATTTCTATATTTCTCTCAGTAAAAACATCATTTACTTTTACTAAATGTTTAGAAACACTTTTATTTAATGCATCTATATGCACTTTTAATCTCGCCTTAACTATATTTATCAATTCACCATTCTTACCCTTATAATCTCCCTTCTTGATAAAAACACTATCACCTTTTATCTCAACCATGTTTTTCTCTACTCTTTTAATACTAAAACTACCATTCATATTTTCAATCTTCACATCAATCATTTCAGGATAATACTCCAATACATATCCACTATATCCCTTATAAATACCTGTTCTCAATTTAATCATCACACCATGATTAAATTTAATAAATTCCTCGTTCTCTTTTTTTATTTTTTTATCGTTTATTTTTTCATTCGCCTTATTATCCAATGTAATATTGGAAAACTTCTTGTTCAAAAAATTCAATGCTGACATCTTAACTCGTACAAAATCTATACTTTTTCCTTTATTTTTCAATTTTTTATTTATCAAAAAGACCCATAAGTTGATTCATTTTATTTTTTTTATTATTGTATACTATAATATGAAATCACGTGATTTATTATCTAAACTATATAAATACATAACCACCACTACCACAACCACTAAATCTAATAAAAACCTATTAACTTATAACCTATCTAACGACTCTGAACTTCAAACTATTTTAAACAATGAAACCGAACGTCAAATCAACAGCTTAGAACTTATTGCATCTGAAAATTTTACTTCTCGAGCCGTATTACAAGCCAACGGAACCATCTTTACTAACAAATACTCCGAAGGTTACCCAAATAAACGCTATTATGGCGGTAACGAATATATCGACCAACTAGAAGAATTATGCCAAAAACGTGCTCTAAAAGCCTTTGATCTAAATAATACAGAATGGGGCGTTAATGTACAAAGTTATAGCGGCAGTACTGCCAACTTTGCCGTCTACACAGGATTACTTAAACCAGGACAACGCATTATGGGACTAGATCTACCATCTGGTGGCCACTTAACACACGGCTATCAAACACCTACAAAAAAAATATCAAATAGCTCCATATACTTTCACTCTAAACCCTATATTGTAGGAAACAACTTCCTTATAGACTTTGATGATCTAGAACGCCGCGCAGATGAATTTAAACCACACTTAATCATCGTCGGCGCTAGCGCTTACCCACGTGACTTTGATTATAAACGTTTTAGACAAATAGCCGATAAACACGGATCATTTCTTATGGCTGATATTGCACATATTAGCGGACTCGTTGCCTCTAAATTACTAAATAACCCATTCGAATACTGCGACATCGTAACCACCACAACACATAAAACACTCCGCGGACCACGAGCAGCATTAATCTTTTTTAAAAAACACCTCCAAGACCAAATCGACTTTGCCGTCTTTCCTAGCTCTCAAGGCGGTCCACATAATAACACCATTTCTGCTATCGCTGTAGCACTCGATCAAGTTAACACACCAGAATTCAAATCTTATTCACAACAAGTCATCAATAATGCTAAATACTTATCTTCTAAATTAATTAATCTAGGATTTCATGTCATCACCAACGGCACCGACAATCACATCGTACTAGTTAACCTCAAAAATAAAGGCATCACAGGTAGTAAATTCGAAAAAATCGCAGAAATGTGCCATGTTTCTGTCAATAAAAACACCATTGCAACAGATAAATCAGCACTCAACCCCAGCGGTATACGTTTAGGCACACCAGCAATGACAACACGAGGCTTCACTGAAAACGATTTCAATTTCGTAGCAAATATCATTAATGATATATGTAATCTAATCACTAATATACAAATACAATCACCATCCAACAAACTCGTCGACTTTATGAAAACTTCACACCTCTTTATTAATGATATCAACTTTATTAAACATAAAGTAGCAACATATTGCTCCAAATTCCCACTACCACAATAATATATTCTACAAAAATTAATTATATTTTTTTTATTTATATAATTTAATATGGATATCCTCATCAATTCTTTTCAAACATACTATAAACTTCCAGAAACAAATAAATCATTTGAAAATTTACTTATCACTCTTTTACAATTCCACTTTGAAAAAAATACAATCAAAAATTTCAATAATCCAGTAGAACATGAAGATTCCTTTACAATCGCTCTCGACTTGGCTAAAAATAAAAAATTAGAAAACATATACAACTTTTCACTATACTCTAATTATTATGTAACTTTTATGTACCCAGAAGTTATATATATAGTACAATTCCTAGATCATATTTTTAAACATTTACTAATTGTCTTTAAATCATTACATAAAGCTAATCGTAGAAGATCCATATTAGAATTAACAACACCAGATAAAAAATATATTAATAAAATCTTTGAAACTAATATAGATATCATCACATATTTAATATTTCTAAATACTGAAACTATCCCATTAGATCTATTTGGAACACTCAATCGACAACTTAAAATTAAAAATACAAAATACTTAATATTCCTAATTGATAAATTCAACAATGTCATTAAAGACGATAAAATTTGCTATATCACACCAATCGTTACAAACGAATTTGCAATATTCGAACAAAAAGAATCACCAATTACTACATCTCCAATAAAAGAATTCACAACACTTTTAACTTCTAAAACTATTTCTCCAAAACATAAATTACAAGCCTTTATTCACAATTTTATTAAATTATCTGAACCAATTGGACAAGACATTCTTTTAAGTATTATAATGAAATTAGATCCCAAACGCACATTTTTAATGTAATACTTAATATTTAATTAAATCCATTAATCTATTTAATTAAATATTTCAAAAAACAACATCGTTTTTTATATAATCCATACCATTAAAAATCATATCAACACCATATACTCCATAAAGACAAGATTCAATATTTTTATTATTATTCTTATTTTCAATATCCAAATTATACATATCCATTAATATACAAAAACTCGACAAATCTATTGTCTCCTTAATTCTTTTATCCAACTTTAACATATTTTTATTTATTATCTTAATATCATTAACTAACGATGACTTCAAATTACAAACTAAATATACATTGTCCTTTAACGCCACATTATCATTTAAACCTCTTATTATTTCATTTTCTATAACTCCTATCGTATTTTCATCATCTATACCATAATCCTTTATAAACACCAATCTATTAAATCTATAATCTGTTAAACAAAATCTCATTCTTGTTACATTATTTTTCATATCTGTCTCCATATTCGTAAATAATAACCACTTCATTTTAAAACATCTATAATATAACAAAACAAAAAAATATTCAATTATTTATATCAAAAACATACCATAATTAAATCATAATTCCCATAACCTTTCTATAGCCAATAATCTTCTCCTATCTTCTTCCTCCTCATCCCTTTTACAACAATTCATAACTTTATTAAAAAAAGCCTTTATGTCTTTCATCATTTCATCACAATAATATTTTATTTTATAATACAACATTATATTATTACAAAATAAAAAAATTATTCAATAATTTCCATTCTTCCCACAAAACAAATATTCCACCACATTTTTAGACTGCTTCTCATTACTATTCTTATTAGACTTAAATCTCTGATAATTCTGTTCATAACATCTCACTTCACTCCAATTCTCCTTTAATATTTCTATCATCTTATCCTTACTAACTACACTCTCCGACGAATAACTAATAAAAATATACTTTGATTTAATTTTACTTAATATCATTTTAAACTCCCCCAATGCATCCCTCTTTGAACAAAACTTAGATTTTGTTCTTGTTTCATCTCTTAAACCAGTCTTACCCTTAATCTTTGGATAATCATATCTACTAATCGTCTCCAATAAATGATAATTATCATGATAACCCCTATTCGCAACATACGGCGGATCTATATACACCACCTCATATTCCGATAATGACCTTTCCTCTAATAAATCCGTCACATTCATATTATAACCATTATGCTCTATAGAATCATCTTTTATCATACTATTAATTAACGATACATCCAACTTTAAATCTTTTAAAGAACACGCCTTATAACTTTTTAAATACGCACCATACACACTCGCTATATTACTCACCCCAGTTACAGCATACAATAAAATTTTTAACATCAAATTAAACTCATCATTATTTATAATCTCACCGTTTAATAAATCATCCAAACGTTGTCTCGTCTTATCCACTTTATACCCATTCAACTTTGTCAAATACATCCTCTTTTCTCTTGACGCTTCTGTATAATTATTATATATAAATTCCTTCTCTGTAACACTAATATCATCTAAATTTAATCTCTCATTATCACTATTTATCTCTTGTAATAATCCTTTCACCTTTTCTACATCTATATTTTTCGTCGTCCATACAGATGATACCACATATGCATAATGCTGAATATCATTTGTTAATATCTTTTTACACCCACGTTTTAAACTATGATACGCAACAACACCTGTTCCACTAAAAATATCCGCAAATGAACTAATTTCACCTAAATTTTTACCAGTATACTCCTTTATCTTTAACTCTATAAAATCTAACAACTTCATCTTACTACCTATATAATTAAAACTACGAAAACATAATTCTCCCCTCGCCATTTTATCTACTTTAAAATTATATCTGTTCTTTAAATTATAAACCTTTATTTTTAAATTCTTTATTTCACCCCTATTTATCATATCCACTAAAACATCCACATTAAACCTAAATTTAATACAATCCCTATTATTATGTATCTGAATCTCACCTAAAGACAACTTTTTACCACCATTTTTATTATTTTTATTACTTTTACTTTTATTATTTTTCGATATATAATAAACAGTATTTGACTCATTCCAACTATTAATATCCTTTGAAGTATCAAAAATTTCATTTAATTTTTCTTTATTATTAAATTCTATTATATCACCCGTTTTTTCTATAATATAAATAATACCCATATGAAATTTAAAAATAACCATTGTATCACAACAAAATAATGCCTTTAAATATTCTTCAATCATCATCCATTTATTTTCTAAAAAAAAATTTTTAAAACTACGTTTATCTTTTATATTTAATACCAATTTATTATCTAAACTTCTTAAACTACATTGACCTATCGTCTGAGGACATATCTTATTCCCTGACATTATCGTCTTTATAGATAACGTCTCATTCTTATTATTTATAAAATCATATTCCTTATTTAAATGCCCAGCATGTTTTATTTTCATCCTCTTTAACTCATTACCTATAGTATTATTTATATCTTCAGATATCTCTCCTGGAATATCAATATACTTTCTTTTTGTATTAAATTTCGTTCTAGTTATATTACATATCTCCTTTTCTACCATTATACCCAATTGTTCTGTATTTCTACAAGTATAATTTATAACATTTTTTATTATTTTATTCATACCTCAATTAATTTATTAAAAATATATAAATTAATTCATTTTTTATTAATTAATATCATTCTAAAATGTATGTTCACACTCTCCAACTACTTCCTCATACTCTTTTTTATACAACTCTTTATCTAATTTCTTATTTTCTATTTCAACTCTATTTAACATTTTTGTAACATAATATACATTCCATGGTGGAATCATATAAAATATACTATTTAACCCACCATTTAATAATCTTTCCGATATCAATTTATCATATTTTGATTCCCTATCATATTTAGTCTCCGCCCTATAACCCCTCGAAAATCCATACATCCCTAAACTTGTATTCACAACCATAAATGTCTTGAATAATCTAGTACTATTTACAAAATTATTTAAAAAATTACTCATTAATAATTTACATTAATAATAAATTTTTAAATAATAAACTTAATAATCTAAATATATCTATTTGGTACATTATTCTTTTTTATCTTTCTCATTAAATCTGTCATCTCCTTTTTATCTAACAAATACCCATATTTAATTAAAAATGTTTCCAATAAATCAAAATTTTTTTCTATCAATATATCTTGATTTCTTTCTTTTATACATTTTTTTATTTTAATAATTTCATCTATCTCAATGTTTTTCTCTAAAATCGTCATACTTAATTATCAATATCTATTTTATATTAATTTTCATTTTTTTTTAAATTACATTTTAAATTTAAAATTAATTTACTTAATTAAAGTAATATATGTCTGATTTCGATATAAAATATTATAAAATAAAATCTAGTGCAATAAAACATTTAAATGAACATAATATACTTTGTAACAAAAACATCACAAACTATTTTATTCTCAATGATTACCAAGAATTCTTAAACTTAATCCTACTAAGCGAAACTAAAGATTATTATGAATATATCTCCTCTAAATCCCCTGTTAATTTATTTTTTGATATCGAAATTTATAATCAATCATCCATTTATTTCGACGACACAAATTCACTCATTGATATCATCATTAATCAAATAACAAATCATCTCGGACCTAGTTACAACATCCGTACAATCATCTTAGAATCACACGATACTGATAAAAAAAAATCATTTCATATTATCTTTAAAATAACAGACCACACAAACACACCAATTTTATTTGAAAATGTCTCCGTATTAAAAAATATGTACAAACTATTTAATTTTGGCTCAATACGCGATACTAATAAAAAATACATCATCGACCCCAGTGTATACAGAGAAGGACTGTTTAGAACAATTTACAGCAGCAAATCTAACGAAAATCGACCACTTGTTAAATGCGATTTAAGCGATAATTTCCATGATCTAGAAACTTTTATTTGTTATCAACCAGAACATTTTATTCTATTCAATGAAAATCTAAATAACAATAATACAAATATAACAGAAGAAATAATAAATATTAATCTAAACGATCTAAATGAAGTAGTTAACATACCAGAAGACCTTAATCACGACGATAAAACAACAATATGCAAATTTGTACAAAAAGAATATCATCATTTCCCTAATAGAATCAGAGACGTTTTTATTGATAAAATACACAATTGTATCGTCGTAGCCCTAATCGAAAAATACTGCCCATTTCTAGACCGAGAACACCGAGGCAATAATCAATATATTATCATAGACACATCCAGTTCTAAACAAAAATGCCATAATACAGAATGTAATGAAGATAAATATAATGAAATACGTTTAGAAAATTACCCCAAAGAACTTAATGAAATTATTAAAAAATGCCTAAAAATTAATCAACAAGAACTTGACTTAATCGATCATGCTATTATAGAATGTAAAAACTATATCAATGACAATTTCGACAATGGCGTCAAAGACGTCCTTTTTGATAAAAAAGAAATGATTTTCAGAGGAAACGTTGCAGATAAAAGCTTAGTAGGAATTCTTAAAGGAAAATGCCCTGAATGTAATGTCGAACACCAAATCAGCGATAATGGATATTGTTTAAAATGCAAAGTCTGCTCATCCGTTTTCCCTAAAAATCAAGTCATTCCATTAGATGACAGATATAAACACCTTAATAATTTCTGGATGAACTATAATCAACTTATTAACCATGGTACCATCAATAATATCATAAATATTTATAATAACACTGGCGAACAAGACTTTAGTTGCGACATCAAACTAGATAATAATATCTTTAAAAACAAAGAAGTCACTAATATAATCAATCAAGTATTAGACGGACATAAAATAACAATGATTTCAAAACTCTTATTCACTATCAATAAAGACTTTGTTTACTCACGCAATAATTGGTACTTTTTTAATAGCTCCATATGGCGCTGTGATAATGACAACATCGAAATGAAAAAATGTATCATCGACTTATCCAAAATGTTTGACAAAATTAAAACATATTATGATACTAAATATACAGACGAAACAACCATCAATTTAAATAAAAATATCAAAAGCTTAATTAATAAATTCCATAAACCAGGTTACCAAGATGATATCATAAAAGGCGCTAAAATATATAACAATGACGAATTATTTGTCACTAATCTTAATAGCAAAAAACATCTTATACCATTCACAAACGGCGTATTTGATCTCTTAGAAAATACCTTTAGACGAACAAAAAAAGACGACTATATCAATTTAACCGTAAACTACGACTACCAAACCACTGAAAATCCAGAAGTAAGAACTTTTTTAGAACAAGTATTACCTAATAAAGATGTCAGAGACTACGTCCTCAAAAAAATGAGCGAATGTCTTAATGGCGACATCCCTAATACATATTTTTTAATGTTTATCGGTGATACTGGTGCTAATGGTAAAAGTCAACTGCTCAACCTTATGAAATTAGCCATGGGCGACTTTGGTGAAAAAGTCGAAGTCACATTGTTAACCAGAAAACGTAATAATGCAAACGAAGCTAACACTGAAAAAATTAAATTAATGCATAAACGTTTTGCCTTTTTAAGTGAACCAGAAGACGGCGAAAAAATCAACATTGGTCTTTTAAAAGAACTAACTGGTAGTGAAGAAATTGTAGCAAGAGGACTTTATCAAGAAGCAATGAGCTTTGTTATGGAAGCAAAACTTTTCTTGGCATGTAATGAACTCCCTGAAATTAAAGGTGAAGACACTGCTTTATGGAGACGTATTAGAGTCATAGACTTTCCATCTAGATTCGTAGATGAACCAAAAGAACCTAATGAATATAAAATAGATAGAACACTTCCATCAAGAATGAGAGAAGATATCACTTGGCGACAAACATTTATAAAAATATTATTAGATTACTACTTTATGGATGTTAAAGAACCACTCGAAGTTCAAGTCAAAACTAACGAATATCGTCAAGGAAATAATGATTTTTATAACTGGATGGACGAAAATATAGAACAACATAAAGATGGCATTTTAAAACTAAAAGATATCTGTCAATTATATACTGGAAAAACAAACATTCATTCAAGTTCATCAAATAAATATAAACGAGAAATAGAAAAATGGATAAAAGAAAAACATAAAAATATTAACTATCAATATAAAATTTCAAGTTATAATGGAGAACGTTATAAAGGGTGGTTAGAATTAAAAATACGCGATGATATTTAATTTGTAATTACATTAATTTATTATATAATTTATATATTATATGAATTATATATTTTTTATACTTTTTGTTATTTTTATTTTTTTTATTGTACATAATATTACATTTGTAAAAACACAAAAACACTATAATATAATAAATACTATATTAAGAGGTTCAGCAAGATGGGCTGCTGCAAGTTTACAAGATAAAAGTCCTATAGTTGCTGTTTTACATGCTAATTATGCAGCTGGTTATTTATGGGCACTAAAAGATTCTTTCTCAGATATAGATATACAACGAGCAACCGGAATAAATATCATTACATTTCAAAAAAAAATAATCGATGTACAAGATCAATCAACACAATTTCTAGTTAAATCATGTCCTCAATATGCATCCCATATCGACACTTATTTAGGAAAAATTGCTAAAGAATACATTTAAAAAATAAACTTTTAAAAAATTGAATAGAATATACATCACTTTTTTATTAAAATATGACAATACAAACATATCTTGATAAACGTTTACACATTTTTGATTATGATGAAACCTTATATATCAATAGTAGTCACGAAAATAAAAGAACATACAATCATTATATTATAAAAAAAATCCTCGAGTTAAAATCACAAGGTAAATTAATAGCAATGGCTTCACATAATATTTACGCAAAATCATTTTTTCATTCAAGATACCCAGAAATCTATCACTGTTTTGACATGTTTGTATGCGAATATCCTAAAGATAAAGACATTATGGTATCTAGTATACTTGAAAAACTAAATTGTACACCAGATGAAGCTATATTTTATGATGATAGAACATATAATATAGATTTAGTTGGAAAATTAGGTGTATTTTGCTATCTAGTCGATGAAACAATCGGTATTAAATTTGAAGATATCGTAATTAAAAACTAATACTTATCTAATAATCTATTTGTTCTCAAAAATGAATAAAATAAAACACTTATTTTCTCATCATTTATAGTCTCAATACAATCAACAAAATCTCTAAATTTATTATACTCTATATATTTAACATTAGCCTTCCATTCTGTAAACAATCTCTTTTGTATTTCTTTTTTATGTAATAAAAATACAAGTTTATGTATTGTATCATTCTTTATATTATCATACAATTTCTCAATATTATCCTTTTCACCCTCAATATATTGTATCACGTTTCTCTCACTATATAACAATAATCCAGATATATCATATTTCAAATTATTTAAATAAAATTTACTCATTAATTCATCTAATTCTTCTTTATCATATTCTTTTTTCATATATGATATATATAATACTGATAACAACATTATTATATACTTAGATTTTATTTTTATACTAATACTCATTTTAATTTTAAACCAACCCACCCTCTATAACGCTCACCGTTCAAATATGAATCTTTATATTGAAAATTAAGATGTTTAAATTTAGTTTTTATCCAATTTTCTATTTCTAATCTTATTTTATTTGATAATTTTGGATAAACATTATCCATATCCAAATATAATTCACATATCTTTTTTAACTTCAAAATACCATTCTTATCTAATTCTATGTTATTATTTAACCAATTATATAGCTCACTTTCTTCTTTTTCTTCATTTACAAAAGTTTTTTCACCACCAGGGGTAGGATAATATCCTACCCCTTTTTCATCTTCAGTTTCACTGTTTATTTCTAAATTTATCTTTATACCATTTTCTGATAATTTAGTTAAGATTTGTTCTTTACTGATATTTTGATAACATGATTTTAACGTATCTACTACTTTTCCAACTGTTTCAACTACTGTTTTTATAAACTCTACATCACAATCGAAAAATTCTCTGTTACTATTACACCTATATCTCTCTAAAATATAATGAACTGTTCGTTCTAATAAATCTGCATTACTCGTTTTAAAATCAAGTAATACTTGGATGTCATTCATATTACCTGTTTGAAGACCCTTGATTCTCTTTTTAACAGCATCTTTTGTTTTACCCACTTTTGTTCCACCATCAGTCTTTATCACGTAAATATGTCCAGTTTTCTCAATTTCTTCATATACTTTTTCTTTATATTTCACTAACTCTAGTTCTTTTTCTTGCAATTGTAACTCTTTTTCTTCTAGAAGTCGTTGTGTTTTTATTTTTTGCTGTTCAAATTGCTCTTTCATTAATTCATTATAAATATTTTCTAATTTCACATAATATTTACGAATTTTCTTACCTTGATCTGTTTTCGCTATCATACATAAATTTTTAAATGTATCTATATTTAACATCACTGTTTCTTGATTCATTCCTGCACCTTCTAAATCCCTTCCATTTACAACCTGCTTTTCCGTACGGAAAAGCAGCTTTTTGTAATCTTCATTTTCTACAAAATTGCTTTTTATGGTCTTCATTGCATTACCCTTGTTTGCAAATCCTATCATTTTAAACACATGGTCTAAATTTATTGGATAATCATTAGTTGCGTGATAATTCATATACATATATAAATTTGTAACGTATAATTGTTGTTCTTCATCTGAAAAATGTTGTTTTAATTTAATTACTAAATTATTATCTACATTGTTTATATTTTGTACATTTACAATTTGATTTTCTTGTTTATTATGACTTTTAAATATATCGAACATTATTTATTATAATAATAATAATACTGTTATTTTTAAATTAAAATAAATTCGCAGATGGCGTCAGTTAAACTGACATCACCACCAAATATATTTTGTTACCACCAGGGGTCGGATAATATCCGACCCCTTTTTCATCATCATCTAAATCTTTTACTGTTGATAAAATATCTTTTATTTCTAAGAAATCACCTATATCCTTTGCCTTAAATAATGGATCTTCATAAGTTCCATAAATATTATTAAATAATTGACTCACCAAATATTTTTTGGCAGACACGTATTTTTAGTTTTTTTACATATTTTTACATTCAAACCATAAAGTATGGTGTGTTCACCAAACTCACCAAATTTCACCAAAACTCGCCAAATATGGTCGTGTCCACCAAACACGCCAATTTCTGGAAACTTTTCTATAAATTTATTTTTTTTCAAAATTTTAATTTTTAATTTTTTTTTCAAAATCGATTTCCCTGGACTTTACCCGAATTTGGCGAGTTTGGTGGACACGACCATATTTGGCGAGTTTTGACGAGTTTTTGGTGAGTTTGGTGTACACACCATACTTTATGGTCTCATGTTATTTTTTTTAATTTTTTAAGATTTTTTTAAAGAAATTTTAACAGTAGAAATACATACAAAGCACAAAATGAATAAAACATTTTTTTCATTTTTTGAAAAACAAAATTTGCAAATTTTCTTAATGTTTTTTTGATAAAAAAATCCCATTTTTAAGACGGTAAACACCTCTTTTTCGAAAAGTTCAATTTCTTGTCAAAAAAGTTCACATGTCGGTCGCAAACTGATGAGTTTTGAAAAGTCTAAAAATCATCGAGGGAAAATTTTTTTTCATATTTTTTGCAAATTTTCTTAACAAAAAATTAAGGTTACACCGCATGAAATCAGACCATAATTGATACCTTTTTTTAAAAGTCAAAAAACGACTCTTTTTTACTGATTTTTCTTATTTGTCGTTTGAAAAAAGTACTTTTTTGAAAAGTGAATTTTTCATCGTCTCAAAAAAAATTCAAAAAATTTTAAAAAAAATCCTTAATTTCTTAACAAAAAATTAAGGTTACACCACAAGAAATCACACCATAATTGATACTCTTTTGTAAAAGTCAAAAATCAAAATTTTTTTTTCAAAATTTTCTAAAAAACTTCAAAAAGCTATTTGATTTTGGCGTTTTTTAGAAAATTTTAAAAATTATGGTCTCAAAAAATTTTTTAAAAAAAAATCAAACTGCAAATCGATTTTTCGACTTTTTTTCTTTAAAAATGAAACCATAAACGTAAAAATTCTGAAAAATTGCATTTTTCAAAAAAATTTTCAAAAAAAAATCAAACTGCAAATCGATTTTTTTAAAAAAAATTCATCAAAATCAAACGAACATTTGGAAAATGACTGAAAAACACGTTTTTAAGAAATAATTGTATAAATGTATATAAATGTATATAAATGTATATATTAATAAATTTTAAACCATAATTATTTGATTTAAAGAAATAAGAATATAATTTTATTATAATGTATATAATTGTGAATAAAGAAAATTTAACAACGCATTATGTGTATGATTCAGTGGAACCATGTTTAGAGTTATCTAGTTATTATACTGAAGATTTATACGAACATGTAAAAATTCCTGATGAATTATTAAATTATATATCTGTTATTAAAGCAGGAAAACAAGATGAAACGATTTATTTATATGTAAATTATGATGATAAAATCGATGTTGAAAATAAAACTTGGAAAGGAATACGTTTACAACGCAATGAATTATTACACCAAACTGATTTTTATTTAATGATGGATTATCCTTTAAATGAAATTTATAGACAAGAATGTATAAATTATCGTCAAACATTGCGTGATATACCTCAAAATTATAAATGTCCATTTGATGTAGTTTGGCCAGTATATCCCAGTTTTTTTACATTAAATAACAATTTTCAAAATAGATAACTAAAAAACTAGTAAAATTTCTATAGAAAATCAAACCATAAAACCATTAATAAAAAATATTTTTTTACATTTTTGTGACGATAAATAAAAAATCATATGGGGTAGTATATGATTTTTTATTAAAAACATAGAAATTTAGGAAATTTCCCATTCTACGTAATGAATAGTTCTATCTAACCATTTAGCACTTCCTATAACGAAATTTTTCACATCATTACTATTTGATCTAAAACTTCGTCTAAAGTGTAACTTGGCTAGTTCGAACCTTTAATGTTTAAAATTGAACAACATGATATCGAATATTAGTAGAAGTCCATCCAACATTATTTGTTGATATATATTGTATTTGTCCCCCAGCTGTAATACTAAATGTAAGACCTGAAGTATCACCTACACTATCGTAATATATTATCCAACCAGTACCAGTATTAATACCGTCAATATTAAAATATTCATATTTATTACTTCCATTTACAAGAACTACTACTTTAGCCGTAAAACTATATGTAGTAAACACAAGACCAGATACATTTGTTGGTATAGCTATATTATTACCAGCTGTAGCAGAACCAGAATAAGTATTAGAAACACCATGATTTATATTCGTAATATTTAATGTCGCACTAGAAATATTTGTAGCAACAGCATTTGTTGTTAATAGGGTAGGAATAGTTGAAGTGGTAACGTTAAGATTAGTAATTTGAGCACTAGCAGAAGTAAGTCCAGTAGACAGATTTAGCGTTGCACTAGAAACATTTGTAGCAATAGTATTTGTATTTCTAAGTGTAGCAATTGTTGAAGTTGTAACGTTAAGATTAGTAATTTCAGCACTAGCGGAAGTGATTCCTGTAGAAAGGGTTAGCGTTGCACTTGATATATTTGTAGAAACAGAGTTTGTATTTAATAGTGTTGGAATTGTTGCAGTTGTGACATTAGCATTTGTAATTTGAACATTAGCCGAGGTAAGTCCAGTTGAAAGTGTTAGTGTAGCAGAACTTATATTTGTAGCAATAGCATTTGTATTTCTAAGTGTAGCAATTGTTGAAGTTGTAACGTTAAGATTAGTAATTTGAGCACTAGCAGAAGTAAGTCCAGTTGACAGATTTAGCGTTGCACTAGAAACATTTGTAGCAATAGTATTTGTATTTCTAAGTGTAGCAATTGTTGAAGTTGTAACGTTTTCATTAGTAATTTGAGCACTAG